GCCCTCCCGGAGCGCCCGGAGCGCCAGGAGCGCCTGTAGGGCCAGTGCTCCCATTTACCCCCCCAGGTATAGCACATTCGGATATTTGCTCTCCTGTACATAAGATAACACCTCGGAGGGACATTCTATACTAGGGCTTATTTTATTCCTTCACATACTCGCGCTGTTGTGCCGTGGTGTGCCCCATTGCCTCCGCATCCTCCTTCATCTCCTTTACAGTGTCACCGTATTTGCTGGATAGGTAGATATGCCGGAGCATGGACGAGCCAATCTGCTTACCGAATATCTTATTCAGAATACGAGTGATACTATTGACAGAGGACAACGCGCTCCCATCGGCATTGACGAGAAGTTTCTTTTCTGTCTTGTCCTTGTTGGGATGAAGCTTCATGTAGAGGGCGAGAATATTCTGTAGTGCCTCGGGTGCCTCTACCTCCTGTGCGCCATGAGCCTTGGATGTCTTGTATTTATTAAATATGAACTTCTTAGTAGCCAAATCGTAATAGTTCTTATCCTTCTCTAACTTGTCGGCTCCCTTTTTGACGACGTATAAATCCTGGTAGTCCTGGTTCCTCCTGGGGGGGACAAGCGTATAGAGGGCGAGGACAACAAAGGAGAGCAGGGTATTCCATTGTGCCGTAGTTATCATTTTAGACTTGGCGAACTTGAGAACCTCCTCCTCGAGTTCCTTGAGACGCGATTCCACCTCGGGCCATGTAATCCAGTTCGCCATTTGCGTCTCGGACTTGACGGCCGTGTCCTGCTCCCTGGCTGCCTTGGACGCCTCCATCATACGCTCATAATAAAAATTGTAAATGGACTTGTAGGTTGGCTTATCCTTGAGAATGGACAGGATAGATACAATAGCGCCCAGCATAGACTTCTTAGTGCTATCGGCATACTCGCCGAGCTTGGCCATCACCACGTCACGCTTCTTGAGGAAGCCGAGGTTCGAGTAGGATAGGCCCCCATTGAGTTGCTTGAGTTGGTTGACATACTCCGTGGCTGTCGTCTCCGCGACACCCCGGCTTTCCATAATAGACTTTCCCAGTTTCGCCATAAAGTCAGAAACAACCTTGCGGGGGGGCATTATACTTTACCGGAGATTTTCTTTACCGGGAAGAAACACGCGTTCGGGGATGTGGCGTGAAAAGCAAAATCCTTTTCTTTGGATATATTTAGAATGGCAGATCCCTTTTACCGCGAGTCTCCCCTTTTGAGGAAAACAGTAGATATGTTTTATGGTTTGGCAAATAAGTTGGGATTTGATATGGAGCAGGAGGAGAAGCAGGCGAGGAGTCAGAAGATGGCCGCTGACTGGCTGACAGCATACCTAGCTTTAGAGCCATCTCAAAGGAGACGATTTGATGACTACGTGACTGAAGCCCTTCATCTCACTTTCTTTAACCCGGTGGATACAAACATCCGGGAATTCATTCAGGAGATGCTTTTGGGTGCTGAAGGGTGGGATCTGAGGCAGATGGGAGAGCAGTTGACATATGGGGGAAATACTTTGAGGGGAGAGGCGGCAATGGCAATGGGGAGAGGGATTACCTTCTCAAAACCCCGAAGCGCCCGTGTAGCTCCTGCCCCGGCCCCCGCCCCCGCCCCTCCAGCACCTATTCCTATCACGCCTGCCGAGGTTCGTCGCATCGCAAAGGCAGTAGGTTTTGATATTACGGATGCGCGATATTTCTATAGGCCGCATGTAAAGATACCTATATCTGAATATGTAAGAAGGCTAAGAGTGGCTGTAGAGAAAGGAATGGACGTGACGGATATTTTCGCCACGTATCAATGGGAAGAGCCGCCAGCTCCCATTCCTACGGAAGAAGAGAGGGAGAGGAGGCGAGCGGCAAGGGCTATCGTTAGTGCGAGGCAGGAGAGGCGTAATAGAGATATACAAAGTGAATTGGAAGACGATATAGCGCAGCGCATACGATGGGGCCCTGGAGAGTGGCGCAATGAATACACAGAGACGCTTGGGAGAGGGCACATTTTTTCAAAGAGGACGAGCCGAGTTCATCCATTACCCCAGCCCGAGGGCGCGCAAGTAGCTCCTGCCCCTATTGATGAAGATAGTATTCGCATTCATATAGAGACTCCCGAAGAACACAAGTTCCGTCTCCGACGTGAATTGGAACGACGAAAGAAGGCTGCGCGGGACAAGGCCCGTGGGAAGGGCGGCGCCCCTTTACGCTACCCCGCTTCCGTACAGGCCAGCATAGATAAATATGGGGATTATGTGATAAACAAGGTGATGGTAAAGCGTCATGGAATACCGCATTTTATTCAAGAGGCAGCCAAAGCCCTTTCTACAACACCCTTTGATAAACTGTATCATTTGGGGCTCCTTGTTGACTTACGGAACTCCCCCAATCCACCCGTCACCCTTCAGATTGACAAGAATGCTACCGTGTATGTAGGGAAGCCAAAGGATAGGAAGAGCGATGATGAAAGAATAGTAGTGGCTACACCAAACCCCCCCACGACACTCCGTGAGTTCCTAGACAGGGGTTTGGAGGCCATGGGGGCGGATAGGTTCTTCCGATATTCGGCATTCCAACATAACTGCCAGGACTTTGTATCAGGCCTCTTACAGGCCAATAATATCTCCTCCCCCGATGTCCAGGACTTTGTTCTACAGGACGTGAGTTCCCTCTTGGAAGAGATGCCTGATTGGGTGGAACCAGTCACCCAGGCTATAACAGACACCCAGGCCCAGGTAGAGATGGTGGGGAATGGCAATGTATGTATGCGGGCCATTGCGGGTGTCAGTTTGGATGATATAGAGGAGGGACGGAGGCAGCGAGCTCTCAGGGAAGCGCGGAGGGTGGGCCATCCAGTCCGTGTTGCTCCCCTCTCCGAACCAATGGAAATCCCAGCTGGGCGCCAAGCCCCTCTTTCGGAGTATCCCGCTTGGGGTATATATCACCAAGATATGAGTGTACAAAACCCACGGGCCCTCCCCCCTCCCCGTGGGTATAGAAGGGGCTCAGATCCGGGGACAGGCTACGGGGCCCCCATACGCTATGCTCACATGGGGCGGAGTTTTTTCCGCTGAGCTCTGAAAATACCGCCACGACTGCCACGAGTGCCACCGAAGGGGTGTTTTTTACTTACGTGTAAAGAAAAATAGAGGTTCTTCGCTTTTACCGGTAAAGAAAAGTGAAGAACCTGCTTAAATACCAGTAAAATAACCGGTTATTTTACTGGTATTATCGCAGAAATGATGATATTCTTTACATGTAAAGATGAAGAACCTCGTTTTATCTTTACCTGTAAGTAAAAATGAGCCCCCGGTGGGACTCGTGGGACTCGTGGGGGTATTTTCAGTCCGCTGGGGGGTTAGATTCGCTTGAAGGGATAGGAGGCATGTTGGCTCCGCCCAGGCATCTTGATACACTCGTCGCACCACCAGCTGTGGGTAAGCCCCCAGCATTGTGGTGTTATACAACCCCTCTTCTTTTCCAAGCACTCCACCTCACCCCGTAGCTCAGCCTCCATCTTCAGATTTTTATTTAGATAATCCTGGATAGTCGCTTCGTTAGCCTCCGCCACCTGACTAAATATAGCCTCCGCCCGTTTGTATTTATTCTTTTCAGTTTCTAACTCCTTCTCCAGCGCCCTCACCTTCTCCTGTAGGTTCGCCTTGTCTATTATGTGGATAAATACTTCCTGTAGCAGCTCCTTCTCTAGCGCCTTATTTTTCAGTTCCAACTCAGGCATATTCAACTCAGGCTGTAATTCAGGCATTCTCGGGTGTACCCCCCCTACCCCTATAATTGTAATCAATTTTTTCAGTGACTAGGCCGCCGGCGCCCTACACGGAGGTGGGGGGAAGTGTGTAAAAAATGGGCCTCGCCCGCCACCCTCTTTTACTCCACCTTTTGTATATCCAGTATCTCTCGGAGACAGTCCTTTATTGCCTCCAGGCAATCATCCGTGTGGCTGTCACTCAGCCCCAACTGATCCGGAGCGCCATTGTAAAACTTCAACCACTGCTCGTCCGTCAAATCAGGTAGGCCCCACCCGTCCAGGATACTATTCACCTCATCACGCCCCCAGGGGGCCACCAGGTATTGTTCCTTTTTCGCAAGTTCCCCCTTGAGCCACGCCACCTCATTGTTGCGGTTTAGAAGCTGGCTTTTCAGTTCCGCCTCCTCCCTATCCCATGTCTTCCCTAGGCGGAACCTTGAGGATTCCTCCCCCGCCACCCGCAACTCCAGTTGCTTTATCCTAGCCTCATATTCTTCTTTTTGTTTTTGGAGTTCATATTTCAGGTGCTCCTCGCTCCTACTCACCTCCAGTTTTAGTGCCTTCTCCGTCTTATCCACCGCCCACAGGAGCATCTCATTTTCCTTCTCGAGTTTAGTTATCCTGTCACTCATCGTAGCCTATGCCTACCCTACCGGCAAAAAATATTTTAAATTTTATGGGTGAGTGAGGGGGGCACCCCTGCGTGGAGGTTGGAGGAAGCGCGTGAAAAAATGGGCGCTACGTAGAGCCACTCCCTTTTTCTTTTTATTTCTTTTTTATTTTTTTTAATCTTTACTCCCATAAAATACTTCTCTCAGTCGTGTCTGTTGGAGCCCCCAGGCATCCGCTGAGTTGCTTCTCCAGTGCCTGATAATCCTCCTCCGTCATAGCCTCTATCACAACTGTCTTGCTCCCTATATTATCCTCTTCGCGCGTAGCACCGGCCTGTATTGTGAGGCTGAACCCCTCATCCCTACAGCATTCGTCCCACTCCGTCCCCTCCTTGGGCTGGTGGAGCCATACGCAGAGCCCATCCTTCAGGCACATCTTCACCAACTTCAACTGGAAGGCACTTAATACTCTTGAGCTGCTCATCTTATACTCTTAATACTTATCGGGGGTACCTCCCTCCCACCGAAATATAATTTCAATTTTTTCCTACAAAATATATTTTTCGCCGGATCCACCTCCTCGTAGGGTGCCTACAAGGAGGTTGTAGGATAAAATTGAAAGGACTTGGCCCTGGGAGGTAGGTACACCCGATAAGACTATAAGCATTAAAATGACAAGCACAAAGCAGATGACTGATTATGAGCGCCTGGCAGCCGAGTGGACGAACGTGAGGGACAAGTTCGCCCTGGGGGCGGACTGCCTGGCAGAGTTCCTGAGGATGAAGGGGATTGACAGCAAGAAGAAGACGGGCGACGCCATCGGGTTAGGCGGGCACAAGGACTACCTTCGCCACATTACCAAGCACACGGAGTGCCTGAAGCACGGCACCACCCCTGAGCGCCACCTCGCCCACGCCGAGCGCCAGCTGGCCCTCTACACCGATAAACTGGCCAAGCAGAAGGAGACTGGCGCCGGCTTTATCCGCACCGAGGTGACGCGGGATGTGGTGGGCGGGACGGTGGCCAAGGCGGGCGAGGCCAAGGAGAGGAGAGTGTGCTCGGCGGTAGCAGGACTCCTGGAGGCACTGGAGAAGATTAGCGAATGCGAGGAGGACTGGCAAGGCATTGCTAGGCGGGCCGTGGATGACTACAAGAAGCTGCTCGAGGTGAGGAAGGAGCGCAAGGCCAAGAAGGCTGAGGAGGTGACACCCGTCCAGGAGGTGGACGAGAAGCTGGACGAGGAGTCAGAGGCCAGCTCCGAGGAAGCCAGCTCCGAGGAGGAGGAGAAGCCCGCGGACGCCCCTGAACTCCCTGGGCTGGCCAGCGACGCCGTGCTCGCCCCTCCCCCTGAACCTGTCAAGCGCCCCGCGATGATAGCCTCCTGTAAGCACACAGGCTGTAGAGGAGTATCGATGAGCCCCGGATCCAAGGGCTGGGCGCGAAAGGATGGCGCCTGGTTCTGCCCCCAGCATAAATAAAGACAATAATAAAAATATAAAAAGGCAAGAAAAGAAAAAGGGATAGGGAGTGGCTCTACGTAGCGCCCTATTTTTTTTCGTCGGGCACATTTATTGTCAGTGGTTTTAACCTCGGTGAAGGGGGTGTCGTAGCCTCCACATCCACAGACATCACTATCTCCTTGCCCAAGCAGTTGCTACGAAGCCTCTTGTGATTGACGGCAGCAAAGACGGTTCCAGCTATACCCAACACTACACCCGATATCGCCAAGGCCTGTGTGCTATCCATTCTATATTCTAAACGGACTTTTTAGGGGCCAGCAAAATCCGGGGGGACACGTGGGACTCGTGGGACTCGTGGGACTTTTTTCAGAGTTCCAGCCAACCGAATAATACCTTTTAAATAAATAATAATAATAAAAATGATTTTGTCGTATTAGGGTTCCACAAGTCCCACAACTCTATACTCTACCGGATTTTCACGCTTGGCCAAAACTCTGAGAAAAGTCCCACGACTGCCACGACTCCCACCGAGCCCCGTTGATTTTTACCGAATTTTTTTATTGGATGAAAGGAGATGGAAGAGAAAGAGTTCCCCCGCAACTATGAGCCGACGGTGGTGGAAGTGCTAGAAGCTTTGAGTTTGACAGGGGATGGACGAAATATGAAGGTGGTGGGTAGTGCCTCGCTCCGGCGGATCCAATACGCTGGGGATTATGATGCGAACGAAGTGAGTAAAGAGAGTATTCCCGTGATAGCCAAACAGTTGGGAGGTGTCATCCGGCGATTGAAGAAAATCCCATTGCTCATCATTGGGGATATTAAGTGTGGGGAATGGAAGGGAGAGCCTATTCGTTGGACACCCAAGGAGATAGAGGACGGGGGGGAGGCATTAGAAGACGCATTGAGGAGTGGAGGGAGAACCAAGATAGACACAATGGCTGTCATAGGGAACCGCTATGTGGAGATTGGCTGTGTCTACATGTATGGGGAGAATGCCGAACCTCCTGATGAGGATTTGATAGTCAAACAACTGGAGGTGTCCATGGAGGAGGAGTTGGCCGATAAGAACTATTGGAAGGCATTGAAGCGCTACTTTAGTATATTGAGGCTGACAGAAAAGGATGAGAAGAAACAGAATATCTTAGTGAATATCTTTAATAGCGATTTGGGCCGATTGTATTCTGTCATTAGTGACATTGATATATTGGATTATCTATTGGAGAATGGGATAGGGAAGGCTGAGGTAATGAGCCGAGAGATTGCCGGCTTCCGAGCTCGCCTAGCCAATATATGGAGCCTTCCCGAGTTTATAAAGGCAGAGCCCGGCTTTGATAAGACGCTGGACAAGGCAGCGGAGAAACCTCGAGAAGCTCTGTCCATGTTGCGCCGATTGAGAGGGCGTCTGAACTCACTTTTACAGGATGAGGCAAAGGATGTTCTTTCCCGTCATGTAAAGAAGTCATCCAAGTAAAAGACGATGTTTTAGGAGACGCACATTTTACGGGAGAAGTTCCCGCCGGGTAGGATTTTACTGCGATTTCAATATGCGTCGTCAGGTTTTCAAAATGAAAATCTAACGGCGGAGTAGAGATGCCCGGATTTGCCTATGAACCTGAGGATAAGAAGAACGCCCCGATTGCGATGATTTCCGGTGGACACTTGGATAAGGAACTGGTATACATTCATGATAAAGGTGCGAAGGGGCACAGCATAAAGTTGCCCCCTGACTCGTCCTTCCTACTCCTCCCTTGCCCTCTGAAGGATAAGCGGGAGATATTCTATGTAGCGGGGGCCTCGGGTTCGGGAAAGTCCTACCAAGCTCGTGGGATAGCGGAGAGATATAAGAAACTATTCCCGGACAGGGAGATTTATTTGATTAGTAAGTTGGACGAGGATGAGACGCTGGATACCATGAAGACTGGGCGTCCCAAGAGGATAAAGACGTCCACACTGGAGACGGATCCAATCACGGACATTGAAATTTTTAAGAATAGCCTGGTTATATTTGATGACTATGATACATTCCCGGATCCGATGGGCAAGATAGTCCAGCGGCTGATAGATGACATAGCCACGATGGGGCGTCACCATAATATAAGCATGATGTGCCTCTCGCATTATTTGACAAACTACAAGAAGACGAGATTGCTCCTGAATGAGGCCTCCCATTATATTGTATACCCCCAAGCCACCAGTTTCCACGCCCTGAAGCATTTGCTGGCTTCCCATGTGGGCATGGAGCCTGATGAGGTAAAGGCTTTGAAGAAGATGGGGCGTTGGGTTTGTATCCATAAATGCTACCCACAATGGCTTGTGGCAGAACACGAAGCAAAAATCCTCAACCAAGAAATAGATGGCAAAGCCCCCGACAAGTGCTGAGGCAATAGGTTTAATCCAATCCTATCATGACTGGTATCGCCCCCCTGGTTGTGGTAAAAAGTATAAGAAGGAAGAACTGGTGGCAGATTTGCTGACACGAGTTCGGCCTGTGGGGGATGCTTTTGTATGGCATGGGGGGGATTGGGAGTTAGGAGAAAAAAAGAGGATTGGAACCCCTCACGATAGCGACATTGAAACAATGGGTTCCCTGAGCGTGACGGAACTGATGAAGCTCTGTAGCGCTATAGATGATTATTATACGATTACCCCAAGCGCTCGGAGAAACGTAGTGGCTGAGAATATAAGGTTGTTGAAGGGCTTTATGACGGACATAGGGGGTAAATGGAGGAATACGAAGCCGGAGTTTAGGATGGAGTTTTCTTCCAAGGAGAAGGGGAAGAAGGAGAAGCCTATGGGAGTTCGCGAAGCGAAGAAGGCGGAGAAGGAAGCCGATTTCCTGAGGGCTGTCGCAGAGGCCCCTGTAGGCCCCCCGCCTGTTGGCCCCCCGAAGAAGCTGGAGGTGCCTGCTCCAGTGCCTCCTGAGGAGGAAGAAGAAGAGATGGATACAAACCGGCTGTCTTTTGATGACAGAGAAATGGATACAAACCGGCTGTCTTTTGATGACAGAGAAACCCTCAAAGACATGTATGGAATCACCTTTACCCGCTGGGTGTGGAAAGGGAAGGAAGTGATACCTGATGAAAGGAAGCCTGACAGATATTATGTAGCTCGTGGGAATGAAGAATTGGACGATTATCTATGGAAGGCGTATGGGCCATACCATGACGAAATCCCCTGGGAGTTTCAGGGCCTTATATTACCGGATGGGAGTATCAATATAGATGAGCAGGCTCCCATCCTGGATTTTAGTGAAGGGGAGGAGAGTGATACTACAAAGTTATTGCGTCTGAAGACAGCCTATACCCGTTTTATGAATATGTATGGGACAGCTATAAAGGCTCCCTACAATGATAAGCGGGACAGAAATATCCTGAAAGAAAAAGAGGAGGGGTTTAGTAAGTATATGAAGGATGAGAGGAGGGACATGTCACGTGCGGACATGATGATAAACTCTATGGAGGATGCTATCACGTGGCAGGAGGGGCCTAGTAAGAGTGCGACGGCTGATTGGCTCCATCCGAAGCCGAAGCCTATTTAGCCGTGAGCCCTCGGATGATGTAGCCGTGGGCCGAGTCGCCTGTGATATACTGCTCACCCAGCCACTGGGCTATCTTTCTTTTGAACTTGCCCTTGGCGGACATGTTCGTCGGCTTGATGTTAAAGTGTTCCCCGTAGCGCTCTGATATTTCTTTGAACTCCACCTCGGCTTTGGAATGCTTGTCAAAGGTGTAGGCATCGAAGAACCATATCCTCTCTTCGTCGGCGAGGGATAGAGCGTCCTCCGTATATTTCAACACGTCCAGGGGGGCTGACATTGTGGGATTTTCAATGTAGCGCCTGGCGCCCTCCAGGAGCCAGTTCAGGGAGCCTGAGCGATTCGCACGGAGCCTCGCCATAAACTTTGGATCCCTTAGAGCATAATTCCCTGAGGCCCGCTCCTCGTCGGTAAGCTCATCCCACACCGTCTTGTCCACCATGCGGGTATTCATCTCGGCTACTATCGTCCTCCTACGCTGGGCGGGGCTCTGAGGCATTTTGGGCATGCTATTACAGCAGAACACGAGACGGGCTCTGAAGACACCCTCTTTCTTACCTTTAAACTTAGCCTGGGCGGACATGATGTCCTCGCCGGTTATGCGCTTGAGAGCCTCCTCATTAATCTCCTCGGACTTCTTACCGGCCCCACCGGCCTCCGTCACCACAGCGAGGCGAGTGTCCAATCCATAATAAATATCATCATTGTTCCCGCCCACTTTTGTGAGGGCATCCTCGCCCATGGAGCAGGCATAGTCGCGTCCGAGGATATCCTGTTGGAGGATGCCGGCAACCAGTGCCGACTTGCCATTCCCGCCCGTCTTTCCGAAGAGGATGAGGAACTCTTGACGGGAGGTGTGTCCCGTGAGGACATAGCCGAGCCAGTATTGTATAAAGTCAATCACCTTCTGATTGCCTTTAAACCATACCTTCATAGCCTGTTTGATATCGTCCTGGGAGGCATCCGCATCATAGCTGATACTCCCCTCCGTCCCACCGCGCCCGGCTCTTTTCGAGAGGTAGTGCTGTCGGGTGTAGGGCTCCAGCCGATGCTCTTTAAAGTTCCACACCCCGTTCGCCAAGGGGAGCAGATTAGGATTTTTATCCAGCTCAAAGGCGTCAATATTTCTGTAGGATATTTTTGGGTTGAGCGTATCTCTGACGCACTTCATGACAGCCTCGGGCATGTTATTTTGGAAGGCGATGAGTGTCTTTTGGAGGAACTTGTAGAGGCTCTGCTCGGGTGACAGGGGGGTATCGTCGTCGGGCTTCTTCTCCGGGGGTTTAGGAATGCCGGCCTTGAGCCTCTTTACGACGAGGGGCATGAGCGTCATGAACTGGCTGGTAATGTTGTCCTCATTTACCTCCACCCATAGTTGTTTATGCTCCACCCATAGATAGAACCTCTTACTCTCGCTGTCATACACACAGGAGCCAGCAAGCTCGTTCGCGAAGATGTCAGCGTGCCCTTTATTACCTTGCTGGAGGAGTATCATGTAGTTGTTTTTGAAGCAGTCGTGGTGTTTCTCAGGGGAACAGAGGCGCGCCCAGTGGTTCAGACTAGCCTGTCCGAAGGAGCCTTGGGAGGAGGCATTGTGAAATAGTTTTCTGCTATCTTGTTCGTCTTTATCCGTGTTATGATAGGGGGAGGTGCGGGCCACCTTGACGAACATATCCACACCCCTGCCGGCTGTGATGGTTTTGAGACAGAAGCCAAGGTTGCGCCAGTTATCGTAGGAGGCTATCCAATCGGGGGTGATACAGCCCAAGAGGGATGCTATGAGTTTCAAATCATCCTCTGTGGCTTTTGGGGGGCTGGCGCTCCTCGCCACGGCGAGGGGTGGCCCCGGGGCTGTAAAATCTCCCACGAGTGCCACGGGTGCCACGGGCTGAGCGTCGGTGGGAGTCGGGGGAGTCGGGGGGGTTTTTTCAGCCTTTTTTACGGCCCGCTTTTTTACCGGCACCATACGTTCGCGTTCATTGAAATGCTTGGCGTAATTGTCGGGAAGCACCGTCATCTCCTCAAAGCTGCCCTTGAGGAAGGTGTATTCGTATTTTTGGCCCTCATGGGTATAATGGGATCCGGGGAGGTAGACAGCGAGGCCACCGGCGAGGATATCCACCTGGTTGTGGCAGTCAAAGTGGTAGTTATTCCCGTGGGCGCCTTGGAAGTCGAGAGCATCTATGTTTGTTTCTTTTTGCCATTCGGCACCCTCGGGCATTCTATAATAGTAGTGGTATCCGCCGGAGCCGGTGCGGACGATACATTTACAGGAGCCGGCTAAGAAGCAATGGAGTTGAGCGAAGGTGCTTTCTACTACCTCACCGCCTCGTATATCAATATCAATGACGATGAATCCACCGGGCTCCCCACACCGGGCCAGCCATCCAGTGTGCTTGGGGTTGATTGTATTATCACTCCATGTATTGGGCAATCCTTTATTGACTGCTGTCCCGAGGCTGCCTTTATCCACACGATTTTTGGCCTCGTTGAAGAAGGGCTTGAATCCACCGGAATAGACTAGGACGTTTTGGGCCTTCAAATATGACACGGCAGGGGGTAGGGGCATTATAGCCTCTAACACCGGCGGTAAAAATAGTCAATTTTTATGGGGATAGGAGGAAGGGGCACCTGGGAGGAAGAAGGACTTGCCTTTGAGGAGGAAGGACTTCCTTTAGGGTGCGGGGGGGGGTGTGGGTAGTTGGAAGGTGACGCTGGAGGGTAGGGTGCTGCCACTGTAAATCTCATTCGTTGTTCCAGTCTGTTGAGTATTTTGGCTCCAGGCGATTGTATTGGCTGTTCCATTTGTTCCACAGCATCCCAAGACTACGAAGACACTATAGGGAGAGCCGGGGGTTGAAATATCAACATCGGTATTATCCTGGTTGGGGAAAGTGGTTCCGATTTCCCAGTCTATCCAGAAACCGCCAGAAGTATTGGTTTCCTCTCTTCCATATACTTGAAAGCGAATACCATACCCAGTCGCACTGGGTTGCTGTTGGGTGACGGGGGATGTGGGGGAAGAGGCGGTTGATATCATACGGTTGGTAATATCCTGAACCCTATTCGTCGCGTTATTCCGAATTAGCACACCCTGGATCCAGAAGCCAGGGAAAGTGCCGACGGGGATAGCTGGCGGGGTTGTTTGGCGCAAGCTTGGTAAAATAAAGTTGCCGGCGCCCGTGTAAGTGGTAAACTGGTTGGGGTTTTGCTGGGAAGTAGGGAATGAGGAGACGGCGCCGGCGCCTTTCACAGGGGTAATACTATAAGGCATATAGAACTTAGTTGTGCTCCCTATGGTTGGTGGGGCCAATGTTCCACTGTCAGACAGCCAGCCATTGATATCATAAGAGCCACCAGCACCTGGGACGAATGTAGAAAAGTTGTAAAAGGCTTTCCCTGCCACACCACCCGTAGCAGGAGTTCGGGTAAGGCCCGTAAACTGTGGGATACCCCCTGGTGTGACAGCACCCGTATAAACGCTCCATCCGTTCCACTTCGCCCCACCACCTGGGGGCATTTGCCCAAGGATACCACCCCATCGGGAAGGCGCTGTAGCTGGAGGAGAGCCAGTGATAAACCATGAAATGCGGCCGCCCGATACGGCTACAGCGCCGGGAGCGGAAGGAGCAGCACCTGGAGCAACAGCAGGGTAGGGATTACCAATCCATAGAATATCCACGTAGGTATTGTTAGCAAGTGTGCCGATTGTTCCAGAGCATCCTGGGTAGACATTTAAAAATCCAGCAGAGTAAGTGGCGGATACGGGGGGCGGCGCTGACGTGCCCGCACGGAGGCCATAAGCCATGGTGGCGAGAATACTAGGGTTCAGGGGATCCGTTGGGGTAGCGATATTGTAGTAGAAGGGTTGCTGGAGATTGACACGAATGAAAGGGCTACTTGCGTCGGTACTAATTGCTATCGTGCCGTAGAGCATGTTCGTAGGCTGGGTATCCGTTCCTGTAGAAATAGTAGGGGCACTAATAGTGTTGAGGACGGTAATATTATCTACTGTGAGGTTGTTTCCTGTGAGAGTGTTAAAGGTGGCACCATCTCCGATGTATCCGCCTTGCTGTGATGGGTAATCCAGAGCGATGCTTCGGAGCGACATTATATTATAGGGAACGAAAAGAAAAGTATTCATTTCCCCCGCCGGGGACGGGAGGAATGAATATATAAAAAGCATGGAGTTTTACATCAACCTATCCTTGAGCCCCTTCTTGGCCCCACCGGAACCCACCAACTTCCTGGCCATACCTGCGGGTGTCATAGGCCCAACCTCCTTGTTGCTCATGTCAAACTTTCCTTGCTCCCCAGTCGGCATGAAACCGCCATGAGTGCGGACACGAGTCATGGAGTTTCCAAGACGGCCCATGACAGAACCTCCGACAGCTCGGGTGAGTCCGCCCGTAGTTGCCTCGGGGGCCACCGGAGCGGAGATGATATCCTGCTCCGTGAGAACACCTTTCACCACGCGAGATGAACCTTTTATTGTCTCGAAGAACCCTGAGTTGGCCGTGATGACAACAATCTGGGGCTGGACGTCCTTGTTGAAATAGTTGCCAACGGTGAGGTTGAACTGGAGAACAAAGTTCCCTACGAGTGACGGTGCTTGTCCTGCTTGGAGGACGATATCACGCCCGGGCTTCAGCACAAGCATGGAACCCACAGTGGGGATATTGGCTCCGAGTTTGGAGGAAGGGGCTAATAGGCCGGCATTGACGGTGTTGTTAGCATTGGGGGTGGTGGATTTGCCCACACCACTCCACTGAGCCCAGTCCATCTCCAAGCCGTTATGAACGGACATCTTGTAGAGTTGCTCCGTAGTGTGGGAAGATAAAAGCCCAGCAAAGTTGTCAAAGTTGACAGAGATGCCCTGGATAGGCAACATCCAATCAGCCTGAGAACTATCCACACCCGTATAGTTGGGGCCACCATAGTTAGTGGTGACTGTGTGATTTGTAGCATCACGAACATAAATAATGAGCAAGTCGGGGATGGTAGGGAGGGTAATGGTTTGAGAGGAAAGGACTAACCCGCCCTGGGCTACGGGCCAGTCATACCCAGTCCCACTCGTGACAGTCTGAAGTCCGCTGGAGATATAGCGTGGGAACTCCATGTAGGGGACAACGGACTTGGGAGGCAGAGGCACATCCAAGGAAGGGGTGAGGAACTGGAGATTGACTCGGGAGGCAGCAAAGGCAGTTCCCTGGCCAGCGGACACATTATAGGCTACGGATCCGGGGATTACTTGGACTTGGCCTAATCCAGTTCCGAGGGAGCCAACAGCTACCTGCTGAAAGTTAGAGGAGCGGAGTAGGCGGGAGGGGGCAGCCAAGTTCATCACTAACTGAATATTCTGGCATCCAAACAGCCCCGTGTCCCACTCGTGGACGTCGGAGAACACGAAAGGGGAGAGCACCAACTTCTCTGTGCTTTTAAAGGCAAAGTGAAGAGTGGTGTAGGCGCCGGCGGGGAGAGTTGAGCTATAGGGGATACAGGGGACACCCGTGGCAGTGTCAAAAGTCCACAAGAGATTGCCGGTGGCGGGTGCTGTAGCAGGCACAGGGACACCCGTGGCATCATAGATAGTATTGGCGGTGTCGGGTACTGCGGGATTGGCCTTCGCCAATGCCGTGCCGTTTGAAGTTGTGAACCACACAGAAGGGACGGCGCCGTTGGGAACCTCATCCACATTCATGGCCTCGTTGAAACCCTGGAGGGGAGAGTTAATGGACTGGTAGGCATTGTCGTAGAGGGCATATTTGTCCAGCTGGGTAGGGCAAGTGCGAACCATGCGGTTCTTCTTCATGTCCGTCATACGGAGAACCTGGGGGAGAACGTCGGCGGAGTTAATAGTGACTGTGGTGTCGTTAATAGTTGCCGTCATAGTCGTAGTAAGTGTCTGGAGGGGGAAGGCACAAAGGGCAGCGCCACCGCTGCCAAACTGAAAAAGGGGAGCACCCGCAGTGTAGGGGGAACCTACCGGCAGGGTGCCGGTAGTCCCAGCCTGCCCAATAGTGACTCTCATCTGGAGGTAGCAAGTGCTAGTCCAGTCCAAGGCCCTATCTATAAAAACGTTTTCGCTTGGAATTAGCACGTTATAAGTGTGTTGTCCAGTGTTGGCTGCGATAGCGTTAAAGGGAGAGTTGGTGACGGAGAGAGCCCCCTTCTCCACAGCATACCGGGGCTGTTGCTGGACAATCCTGTCATCGAAGACGGCCATCTTCACAATGTCAGCGGACATGGTTATATTCCTAACAAAGAAATAAAATCAGTCCATTTCGCCCGAGTTTTGCCGAATGGCCTTAGACACCCATCTGTTTTCGCCGGAAGAGGAGTTTAATAGAGATGGAACTCCCACTGACAAGCCGTAGGGGGTAGAGTTGATTATCCAGGCGGTTCCTCCACCAGACTTGTAAGTCTATATTCTGGATCGGAGAGTTGGTATTCGTTAAAGATATCATTCGGTATTCAGCATTGGGCTGATAGAGGATTTGCTGCCTCCAGTCGGAGGGGGCCTTTAGAGCCGGGATTTCATCGCAAAGGATTGGTAAGAAGGAACCGCCTACTACATGCCCCAGGGTGTCAAAGGAAGAGGAGCCTACAGAGCCGGGAGGGGGGCATTGTTCCATTACGAGAGGGAGGAGGGAGGAGGTGACAGTTAGGTTCTCTACTGGGCTCCATGAGCTCACACTGGGGTATTGCTGAGAACTAACACCGTCAGTTTCCCCTGGGGGTAAGGCAAAGGAAAATAGGAAGGTTCTCCCGTTATCAAGATTAAAGAACTGCCCTGGGAAGTTGCCTACCATTGCCTCCAAGGCAGAGTTAAAAAAAACAGAGACATTCCCTGGATTGATGAGGGTAAAGGTGGGGGGTTCAGTGCGAACGCTTGTGCCTACAGTGGATACAGGGGGGTATGCCCCATTGTCCCATACCATATAGGGAGTCCCGGGGCCTGAGATATTCAACGAGACGGCGGCGGCCGCAAGTGCGGTATTAATCATATTCAGCATTGTCTGATATGTATATGAGTAGTAATAATCAGAGTTCAAAAGCTGTGTGGCGACGGGGCTCGGAGGCTGTTGGGCATATTTATTTTCCGGTGTCCATGTTAAATATTGTTGGGATATATTACTTGGCCCAGTCTGTAGCGTCACAGAATAGACTGTCAAATCTGGGTTCGTTTGCTGTTTATTAAAAAAAATGGGGCCAGAGAAAGTCTGTCCCACTGGGAGTGGGGAGATGGAAAGATTGAGCTGGGGAGGGTTGGAGCCCAACACTTGGCTTATTACATAGCAACCTGAGATGGGTGTATCAGGGCCAGCAAGACTCAGGAGGATATTTGAGTTATTGAGGGGGATATAAACATTATTTGTCTCTGTGACAGTTAGCACTGTCCCAGCAATACTCCCCTTTATCTGCCCCAGATTAGAATTCGTCTGGATTTGGGGTATCCACAATGGGAGATTTTTAGTCGCCCCCGTTGAGCTGAGCTTTATAACAGTAGTCATATAGTCCCCAGCGTTCTGTATGATTGGCACCTGCCGAACTTCGTTAAAGGCTACTTGTGGATCCGGGGTGTCCCCAATAGGATCCACGTAAGAGTTGTTTATCACTGTGGCGTTGTAATAGATACAATCAGAGTCGGTGCTATTCCTCTGCCCCCCATACTCTACTGATGAGTAGAACCTTGTGGCCATTCTATATAGTATCCTTATATTATTTATGGAGAACTTGTGCCGTGAGGGAAGTGACATATTCATCCGGCGACATGCCGGAGTCCTCTATCGTCTTTTTATATTCGGGTAATGACATATCATAGTGGTAGAGCCTGACACAGCAATGCCTACCACAAGTATTTACATCCCCGCCTTCCTTCTGGAAGTGATAGGGATTGCTAACCACTTTATACTTGGAGGCCTTTAGCATTCGCGATAGGGTGGCGTCATCCTGTCCCAGTTCTTCAGCCTTTGCCTTCGTCAACCACTTTCGTTCCCCATCGGGTTTATAGCCTCCGTATGGATCAAAGTATTCTATTGTATCGCCCTTCTTTATCATACACACCCAATGGCCTTCCTCCTCGCTCTGCGTTAGATACAACATCACACAGCGTCCCTTCTCATCAAAGGCGTCGTCAATGCTGGACATCTCATCCAGCTCGGGGTATTTGAATAGCGATGTCCCTCCGAGAATGAGTTGTATATCTGTATCTGTTAGTGGATAGCCTATCCCAGAGGAGGCAGAGCCCCCTCTGGCTCTAAAGGCATCTCTGCTTCGCAGGGTTGATAAAGTCGCAGCAACTTTCTGCTTTTTCGCCATTTCCAGTGATAGGGGTTTATGGCTTAGGGGGGTTCCACTGATAGAATAAACCCTCCAGCCGTCCTTGTATCGTTCTATTCGGTAGGGCATCTATTAGCCGTAAGTATTAAAAAAGTCCCACGAGTGCCACGACTCCCACGGTGGCACTCGGGGGAGTCGGGGCAGTAATCTGTGCGTTTTACCGGTAAATAAAAATCTCCGGTAGAGGAGTATAATGTCCTGGACTGCTACCCCTGGTAGTGGAATTGCGGAGATGGAACCGGGCCTCTATGCTAAAAAGTTAGTAGATGGGAAGATATTCTGTCTACGAGTGCCAATGCCCGAGGAGGGCATTGTAGGGGACGAGAGGGCTACCTTTGACACGGACGCAGAGGCTTTGAAATGGCTTGTGGAGAGGGGGGCTATTGAAAAAGAGCTGTTGGGGGAAGATACTCAGGATATGGAACATTCCCAGGAACCCCATAGCCTGGAGCATACCCAGGAGGGACAACCCGTCGCCCCGTTGGAACTGGAAACACATTCCGAGTGTCCCCCGCTTTGTAGGGACGAGCCGGCCGTCCAAATGGGCGGAGGGGGGTTCCACCGAGCCGTGACATTCGTTGATACTCTGTCTGAAGAGACAAGGGGACTTTTAGGGCACCAATAACCATCCTGCGCTCCTCCGCACTCCTGTCGGCATTACTATACAGGGATTCAGCCACCGTTCGCGCCCTCTCCAGGATTGTGTAGATGAGTCGGATAATCCGCTTATCCTTGTCGCTATTCCCCGTCTGGGATACGTAGGCCTGTAGCTCGGATAGAGTTCTCTCAATCTGCCTTAGAATGAGTGTTATCTGATTGGAAGGGATTAGATGGCCTTCCTGGGCCAACAGGCTCAGGATTACCTTGGCCTCTTTTGTTGTGTCTTTATCCCAGACGCCTGAAGTCATAGCATCCGAAAGGGCAGCGAGAGCCTCACCCAGGAGCACTACCTTTTGTTCGTCCTCCGTCACCGCCTCGCGCCGGTTCTCAGGGGGCGTCCAAGAGTTCTCCCACGTCTCATTATCTACTTTATTCAACTCATTGACGCGACTTGTAAGTCTCCTAGCCACATGTTGCCTACCTGCGAGTGTTCTCATTACACCCCCATGTAAGCCACGGCCACTTAGCACTGGGGCACCCTCAATAGTGCCTACACCGATTAGCATGGATCCGCCCTCACATGTATTACACCCCCCCTCGATATCACAGTGTTTCTTCTGTCGGCCTCCCCCAGTCATTTGACGCATCCGGGAATGTTGTAGGCTCTCAATAGCCCCTCTGACTTGCTGTAGAGCCTCGCGCCTGTGATTTTTATGGAACAAATCATTCTCGTTGGCCAATCCGTCGTCAGGGGGCCATCCACCGAGAGCTCCGACACTCATACCACGGCCCATCATAGAGCCCCCAAAATACTGGAATGGCCCGTTGTAGAGTGCTGTGAACTCAGCTGGGAAGCGAACCTCTGGGAAGCGTCTAGGAAACGATGTAGGCATAGTCATGGTGACTTATATTACAGCGTTAGAATATTTAATGGGTTTATTCCCCCATCTTGCGCCTAGCGTTAGCAACTCGTTTTATTATAGTCCGCCTCTTGGCAGCTGGGATTTTGTTATGCTTCAAATGGGCATCTAATGACATTCCCATCTCTTTGGCCTCGTGCTCCATTTGGAGGGCAGCCTTCTCCAGTTTGGTAGCTCTGCCGTATACGAACTTTTCGGGGGCATTGCCGGGGACACGGTGTCTTACCACCTCTGAACCCCTGAGCGTCCCGACGTGCGCTTTAGAGCCGGGGCGTTGCGCTGAAGCACGTTCCCTAGCCATTGCCCGCTGGCGCATGATACCGGGGGCCATGGCCATCACCTCTGCCGAGTATTTAAAGGTAGGAGTTCGCCCCATTCCCTCGTATTGACTTTCTCCGTTTTGTAAAAGGTTGATGGTATTTAATAGCTCCCCACTGGCCCCACCTCTACCTCTACGGGGGTGAATATCACCTCGCAGGTGTTGCTTTGTAAAGTCCGCAAAAGCCATCTGTGCGCCCAGCAAAGGCATAGCACCTCCTTTCCCCCTTGCCGCCGCGAACTTGGCTGCTAACTCTTCCGCCCGGCTACCCCGTTTTGCGGGAGTATTGATGCCTGGGGTGAGAGTCGTTTCGCCGCCCGGTGTTTTTGTTCTTTTCTTTGGCCGGGCCGGCGGGCCTCCAGCCAATACATCCTCCAATTCAGAAGCCCTATCTCTTGAACCCTTTCGTTTCGTTCCAGTTGGAGGAGGGGGTGGAGGGGGACGAGGGGCATCTGTAATCATGAGAGGCCTTGGTATATCCGTGAGCAAGAGGGGCTGTTCCCGATATGGGTTATTATTCACCATAGCCTCACTAGCCCGTTCCCTGTCTTGTAGCAAGGGGGTGCCTCCCAAATCGGGGCCGGCGAACTGGGGAGGCTTTTTATCAGAGGCGCCAGGTTTTGTATCAGAGGCGCCGGGCTTTTTCTTTACTCTAAATAGCTCCTCCAAATATGCCTTCCCTTCGTCCGTCTTCTTCCATTCATTAAACGCCTCCGTCCCTATCGAAGTGACATCCCCAAATAAGTTGCTAAAGTATTCTTTAGCAGAGCGTTGATTCGGCCCGCCTATATCCGCATAGTATTTGCTTCCAGGAAGGAACTGTCCCAAGGTGTTTTTATAAACGGCCTCCCCTACCTTCCCTTCCACTCCACCCAATTGCCCCGCCAATCCAGCAGCATAATCAACCCCGGTAACAAGCCCTTTGAGTAGTTTACCTTGCCAGTCGCTAGGGTTTTCTAGTTCATTCTTTAGCCATTCAGCATGCGCCTGTCGCCCCCTCGCATTCTTTCCCTCTGGATTATTTCTATCATAATAGTTCATTAGTGCGGTTTCAGGGTTCTTCCCTCTAAAGGCAGCCTTTTCGTAATTTGACATTGAGTGTTCAGCTCTCCGTTGCTGTTCGTTTGTTAAACTATCATAATATTCCTTCTGTTGTTGTTGAGTGCGTTGGGGGGGTGGTGGGTTGAATTCCTGCTCAGCTCGCACCTCCGCAATCCCCGCCCCTCCTTTTGACTTATAGCCAGTATGGGAGCGACTCGTCAGACTTTTTTTTTTTGGCTGTTTCTTTACCAAGGGTTCTTCAACCTTGGGCGCAGAAACAGCCTTCTTTTTACCACCAACCAGCCGGGATAGGTTTCCCATCCCACTCCCGGCGACGGGTGATATTGGGGAAGAGGCGCCCCCATAGGCACCCCCTAGGTAGGTTCTGCCGGAACGCCTTGCCCATACATCATTGCCCCTTTCTGTGAAAGTAGCCCTTGGCCTCTCCACAAGCACTCCACTGCGCTCCTCTATTTGTCCTCGGAGGTATTCGGTATGAGCGGACATTATAATATGGCGTGGGATTTTTTCCTGACACTTTTTCTCCCGCCATACTATAATGGCGAGCACGGCTACTTTACAGCTTTACAACCCGGGAGGGCAACAGGGACAACAGGGGCAACAGGGACGACAGGGGCCTATGGTGCTGGATTTGCCTTTTGATGCTGCCAAACAACTAATGATTGGTGGGTTAGCCACTTTTCTTGAGTCTGAAAATAAGAGCAAGTTGCTCCTGGATAGAACTATGGAGGGGTTGGCGTTAGCCTATGGTAAAATGTCGGTGGAGGACAGGGAGATGTTAGATGAAAACAGCGGGGAGCAGGGTTTTCTCAATGTCGTAAATGCTCCAAAACTCTTCCCACGCAGCCTAAAAAAACAGGATGAATGGGCAAGGGCGCTCGGGCGCTTTGTTCTGGATCAGGACTCTGTCATGATGCCCCCCAATCCGCCCTCCGCAGGAGCCCCCGAGGCTGGAAGAGGAGGAGGAAGGGGCTCCTGCGGTTGTGGAACTCCCGGATGTAATAAAGGGGCCGGCGCCAAAATGTCGCCAGGTTTCCTAGCGAAAGTTAGACGTCATTTAGCCAAACTATAACTCATCACGCGCAACACCACTTGTATTCAATAAAGAGGTTGATTGGGAGCAAGTAGAACTTTGAGTTCCCCCCGTCGCAATAGAACTCCCGAGTTCCCGGGGAGTCACACT